GGGGGGATTCGGAGATCGGCATGCGTGAGTTTATTTAGTGTGGATGATCTGGATATGCTGACTTGTAAATTTGGAGATTGGTATGTCAGCAATCCGCAAAGAGCGAGAGCCAATAACAGCGCGGTTCTTCTTCGTCACGAGATTGAGGAAGATGTGTTTTTTGACTTGTGGAAGAAAATAGAATTATCTGGTAGTGGTGAACCCGGATTATTTTTCACCAATGATGCAGAAGTAGGTTCGAATCCATGCCTAGAAATATCTCTTAAAAAGTTTTCGTTTTGTAATCTTACCTCAGTAAACGTAGGGAATATAGAGACACAAGAAGATTTAAATGATCGGGTGCGCGCCGCCACATTTATAGGCACACTACAGGCGAGTTATACTAATTTTCATTATCTTCGACCTATTTGGAAAAAGACCACAGAAAAGGAAGCGTTAATTGGAGTAAGTTTGTGCGGCATTGCATCTGGAAATGTTTTGAGATTGAATATGAAAGAAGCCGCGAATATCGTAAAAGAAGAAAACGCTCGTGTCGCAGACCTCATCGGAATTAATCACGCCGCCCGTTGTACCACAGTGAAGCCCGATGGTACTGTATCGTTAGTATTAGGTACGTCGAGCGGTATCCACGCATGGCATTCCAAACATTATATTCGTCGTATTCGTGTCGGGAAGGACGAACCGATTTATACGTATTTGTCGCTTCAACACCCGGAATTGGTTGAAGATGAATATTTTAAGCCGCATTTACAGGCGGTTATTTCGGTACCGATTAAGGCCCCGGAAGATGCGATCACAAGAGACGAATCGGCCTTAGATTTGTTGGAGCGCGTCAGTAAAGTATGGAAAGAGTGGATCAAGCCCGGACATCGGCGCGGAGCTAATAAAAACAACGTATCAACTACGGTAACAGTAAAACCAGACGAATGGGAAACGGTAGGGCGATGGATGTGGGAAAATAGAGAGGATTTTACGGCCCTTTCTGTCCTTCCGGCTGATACGGGAAGTTATACACAGACTCCATTTGAGGAATGCACCGAAGAAAAATATGAAGAATTAATGAAAAATTTGAGTAAAATAAATCTTGACGACGTTGTTGAACTCCACGATTCCACCAAGCTTGCCGAGAATGTGGCGTGTGGGGGCGGATCGTGCGAAATAACTTAAGGAGAAATTATGAACACCATGCTTTTTTGTTTGGAATGCGACATAGAATTTCGTTTAAAATATGAGGGCGATGCGGGTCTGTTTGTTCCAGCATTCTGTCCCTTTTGTGGCGAAGACCTTGACCCTAACGAACAGTACGCCGTTGAAGAAGATTTAGATGAGGGATAAGCATAAATAGAGGGTATCTAACACTTACCCTCTGAGGATTCCATGGCCCATTTTTCTGCTCGTACTGGTGGTTCGCCCGTTGCTCCCCGTTCCAATTCGTCAAATGATGTATTTGTGAACGGGAAGTGGTATATCGGCAATCCAACCACGACCACAACGGTTGCTCCGACGACTACGGCAGCACCGACTACAACCCTCGCTCCAACCACTGCGGCTCCGACGACACTGGCTCCGACGACTACTATCGCGCCGTCAACCACTACGACCCACGCCTGACCTTGTGGAGTGGACGTATCAAGGACTACCGTTTGAGGAAATCCCGGAAGGCGTTTTGGGATTCGTATACTGTATCACAAATACGTTGACCGGACGGAAGTACATCGGCAAGAAAGGTACTACGTCAGCGGCCTATAAGACTGTGAAGGGAAAGCGAAAAAAATTGCGGAAGGAAAGTAATTGGAAAGAATATTACGGATCGTGTGAAGAACTGCTGAAGGACATTGAAACACTTGGAAAAGAACATTTTTCCCGGGAGGTGAGCCGCATCTGTTTTTCAAAAGGAGAGACTTCTTTTTGGGAAGCGAAGTTGCAGTTTGAGGCCGATGTATTATATCATCCTGAGTCATACTATAATTCATACATAGGTTGTCGCATACACAGAAAACATTTGAAAATATGATATTTTTAGTTATTACACTGATCTCAGCCCTCTTCATCTCTGGTGTTGCGGGCTTTTTCAGCATTGCCGGATTGGTTACAATATTTCCCGATGCTATGATTCCGATTATTTGCATGGGTGTAGCTCTCGAAATTGCAAAACTTGTTAGTGCGTCATTCAGTTACAAATATTGGAATACATCGAAACTTCTTGCTCGCGGATATCTGTTAGGTGCCGTGATCGTATTGTCGTGTATAAGCTCCATAGGTGTATACGGATTTTTGAGTAAAACGAATTTGGCGGGTAATGCAAAAATAGGAAGCGGACAGGATCAGATTTCTTTTGTGCAAAAATCAATTGATACTCAAGTTGGAAATATTAGAGCCGAATCTATTTCATTGTCGCAAATGGATCGCGTAATGAATAACTATTTGCTTGATACATCTAAAGTTGCAAACGCAGAAAAAGTTCGTAACAATCAATCTAAAGAGCGTCAACGATCAAAGGATAAGATCGATCAGGCCAATAAATCTATCCTATCTCTACAATTACAAAAGGATAGTTTGTCAAATGTTCAACGCATTACTGAAATTCATGTAGGCCCCTTACTTTTTTTGGGACAACTCTTTGGAACATCTGCCGAAAAAATGGTGCGATGGTTCATTCTCGGCATTGTTTTCGTTACGGACCATTTAGCAATTTGTTTGGTGCTAGCCGCAAATGCTCAAGCCAAATCACTTAAACCGACACTACCGGATTGGGTTCAAACAAACAACGACAAACAACGACAGCGTATCGAAGACAAGGCTAACCATGAGGGCGAGTTTGCCATAGGTCGGCCCGTACAGCGCCTCCTAGACCCTAGAACCGTCGCTCCGAGCAAGTTGGATGAAATCAACGCTCATATGATGGAAACTATGGACGATACCCACGACTTCGGCTTCACGGACCCCCCAAGTCGCCCCATTATACAGGTGATTCATCCCTAGGGCTTGACAATCATCCTCCATTGGTGTATGCTTCAGTATACCAAAAACTGGAGACTGTATGACCCCCAAAAAGAAGACCCCGTTCGCCAAGACTAAAAAGCAAATTCAGTTTGTGAAGGATTTGCTGTATCCGCTCCTACGACACGAGATTCTGGATATTGAATTTCTGAAGGCGAATGGGGTGGTGCGTCGAATGAAGTGTACGCGCAATCCTGAAGCCTATGAAGTACACATTCCCATGGAAAAGTTTCATCTAGGATTCCCCCGAAAGAAGAATCCTGACGTATGCAAAGTCTGGGATACAAAGAAGAAGGGATGGCGTTCCTTCCGCTTCGATTCCGTGATTAGTGTGGCGGTCGTATGAGTAACGTCATTGTAAAGATGAAAGACGGCACGATTCGCAAGTTTCCGCATCAAGGACGTTCGGGCGGAAGTTACACAAAGACGGTGAAATATGAAGGCGCGTTTGTTATTATTACTGACGAATACTATGTGAGCACCGCGATTCCTTCTGCCGATATTAGCGAAGTAGTTGAATCTCCTGTGAGGAATTACTAATGACCAAACTCCATCTCGTCAAACCTCCCGCGTCTGAAGCGCATATTGTTGGACAAGAGCCGACGTGGGCCGAAGGTGCAGTCACAGAAAAGAACAGAAAGCATGAAATCGGGCGCGGATTTAATTGGCATAACGAAATCGCTGATAAAGATGACGCCGTACAGTATATTGAAGAGTGGCTTCAGGACGATAAGAAGCGTCTGGCCGAATGGAAGAAGGTGCCCGACAAAGCCATGAACGGAAATAGGACAGTTGCGGCTTTGGCTCGAATGGGATTGCAGGGATTCCCGTTGAACGCCAAGGAGAAGAATCAGATTGAAGTATTTATTACTGATGCCATGCTGAACAATATGAAGGTTAATGACGATGCGGCTCCTCGGTTGTCGGTGCAGGATCATATGCGAGCACAGATTCTTCCGATCCTCTCTGATCTTGATGTATTACAAGATTCCATTTTTGACACGAAGAAGCCGTTGGACAACCCGATTATAGCGTCCTATAATATCGCCTTGAAGACTCAGCATTTTGCGATCATTGAGAAGTATATCACGCCGAAGGTTGCGGAATGGAAGGAAGCGGTCGATGCGATGAACAAGAAGTACAAGGATGACACGAGTATTCAGTTGGCCGAAGCGTATGAGTATGCCGGAAAGAAGAAGCTGAATCTGGCGATTGAACGATTTGAACAGATTTTGGTCAACGTGGAAAAGCAAGCCAACACGGTCAAAGTTCAGGCGGTGCGTAAGAAGAAGCCAGCAGACAAGGCCAAAGTGGTCAAACGTCTCAAATTTCTTGCTAAGGACGAGAAGCTTGGACTCGAAAGCATTGTCCCGTCTGAAGTGATCGGAGCATCTTCTGTGTGGGTCTATGACAACGTAAAACGGAAGCTCGGACATTATGTAGGCGAGTCGAGTGGCAGTCTGTACGTCAAGGGCACGACGCTGTTGGGGTTTGACGAGAAAAAGTCAGTACAGAAGACCATGCGAAAGCCCGAAGAACAGTTGAAGGCGTTTATGAAGTTGCGAAAGTTGAATACGCAGAACGAGTGGTTTGACGAGGTGAAGGCTGTTGGATCGGTACTCACAGGAAGGACGAACACAAACCTCTTGATTTTGAGGGCAGAGTAATGGATGCGTGGATGTGGGTTTGTTTATATTTTGCGGTTAATTATATCATATGTGTTGTTACAGCGGCCTTTTTCTCATGGGATGACGGAGAAAAATATCCCGGTAATATCGAAGGAGTTTATGTATCATTAATGTTCATAGGAATTCCTTTTGCGATTGGAATTGCTTTGTGGGCGCTTTTAAAGTGGCCTCTAGACAGGGCTGAAGAGTATTGCAATCAACGAGACATGAAGAAGAGAGGTATCAAATGATTTTGAGGGCTGGTGCAAACGACGCAGATCATTACCATATTGAGGGCTAATGTTAACAGGAAAGATTGGGTATCGAACATCCATTTTAGGAAAGCAAATTCTTCGTGTTGAAGCAGAAATCAAGGATTATATCACTACGAAAATTATTTGGCGTGATGCAACAATAAACGATATGAATAATCTATTGTTATCTGCAACTTTGAAGAAACGTCCGTGATCGTTCCACTAGCGTTTCAAAATAGAGATTGTTTAGACTATTTGAAAGACCTTCCCTCGGAGTCGGTGGATTTGATCATCAACGATCCCCCGTATTTCGAGATCATGAAGAATGATTGGGATAATCAGTGGAAAAATGAAGATGATTATTTACACTGGTGTATGTTATGGACTAAGGAATGTATTCGAGTACTCAAACCAAATAAATGTTTTTATGTATGGGGAACGACAAAAACCAACACCTTCTTAAGATATAAGCTTGATATGGAATGTTGGAATCCAGAACTGCAATACAACAACTGGATCATTTGGTCGTATGATTGGGGCGGTCGAACGAAACTCACCTTTCCACGGAAGCACGAAGATTTATTGATGTATAGTAAGGGAGAGACCTTTCCGTTCTATGCCGATGCGATTCGTATCCCGTACAAGATGGCCAAGAATGTTCGGGCTACCGCAGTGAATAATCCGTTGGGAAAAATTCCGACTGATGTATGGGAAAAGAATAATCATACGGCCAGTAAGGAGTATGTGGACTGGCACCCGACCCAAAAACCTCTCGCATTGTTGGAACGTATTATCAAGGCGCATACCCTTGAAGGCGAAACCGTATTGGACATTTTCAGCGGTTCGGGATCAACGGCTATTGCTTGTGAGAACACCAATCGTCAGTTTATGGGCTGTGAAAAATCGAAGGAATACTATGACAAATCTCTTACTCGGATAGCGGACTATACCAAATGATACTTTTAGATTATAGTCAGACCGCGATTGCTAATATCATGGCGGAACTTGGTGGAAGAACGGATGTGGTATTGAACATTCAAGTTGTACGCCACATGATTTTGAATAGCATCCGGTCA